ACGGCTGGGTTTGACTTGGATACGATCTGTGGTTCTTTGTACAACTATGGCAAGCGGGTCATCTCTGGTGATCAGGTTGATGAGCGGTTCGGGTTTTGGTGGTGGGAAGCACCAGCGGATTGTGAGGTGTCGGATCGTGGTGCTTGGAATGTTGCGAACCCGAACTTGGCTGAAGGACTTCTTGACATCGAGGACATGGAGATCTCAATGATGCAAACTGCTGAGGTTGCGTACCGTCGCTACCGTCTGAACCAGTGGGTTCGTACCGATGGTGAGTCGTGGCTGCCGAAGGGCGGGTGGGAGTTGTGTCGTAGTGATGATGAACTTGATCCGAACATTCCTGTGTTCGTCGGGATTGACATGGCGTTGAAGCATGACTCGATTGCGGTTGTGGTTGCGCAACCGCAGGAGTCTGGTCGGATTGTTGTTCGTGCGAAGATCTGGCATCCTGATGGTGGTGTGATGGATGTGTCCGCAGTTGAGCAACACATCCGTGAACTTGGTCGGGAGTTCACGGTGCAAGAGTTCGCTTATGACCCGGCGTTCTTTCAACGGTCAGCGGAAGCGATGTCTGATGAAGGGTTCACGATGGTTGAGTTTTCGCAGTCAACTGCGCGTATGGTGCCTGCGTGTGGGACTTTGTATGAGATGATTGTGAATCAGAAGATCGCGCATGACGGTAATCCTGTGTTCGCTGATCAGGTGTTGTCGGCTGCGCAACGGTCTACTGATATGGGTTGGCGTTTGTCGAAAGGTAAGTCGAAACGGAAGATTGATGCTGCGATAGCATTGGCGATGGCTGTTGATCGTGCAACGAGAAGAGCCGAAAGTGTTCAGCAACCTGGGTTCTTCGTAGTTTAGGAGTGATGAGATGATGATTGTTATTCTTGAGATGGTCGCAGTGTTCTTGATTGCGCTAGGCATATTTTACATTGCGGTTCCACTTGGGCTAATCTTTGTAGGACTTTCGATGCTTGCATTCACCTTGGCATGGGAACGGTCAAAGAAAGTGGCTAGAAACTGATGTTGTCGAGACTGTTTGAACCAAGAGGCGAAGAACGAGCCGTCTCTTATCAGTCGCTGTTCGCGGCAGGTGACGCATTCCAATTCACGACGAACTCTGGCACGGTAGTCACGCAAGAAGATTCGTTGAAGATCGGAACCGTGTATGCGTGTGTCCGACTTATCGCGGACTCTATCTCAACTCTGCCAGTCGATGTGTTCATCCGTGTCGATGGTGATCGCCGTCCGTTCCGACCACGACCAGATTGGCTTGACATGCCTGAAGTTGGTGTGTCACGCACCGACCACTTTCAGCAGGTGCTTGTCTCAATGCTGTTGAACGGTAACTCGTTCACTCGGATCATTCGTGACAATCAAGGTGTTGCTGGTTTGGCTGTGTTGAATCCGTTGAAAGTTGAAGTGAAACGCGATGAGTCGCGCCGAATCATCTATGTGTTTGACAACCGTGATGTGATCGAGCATGAGGACATGATTCATCTGTCCGAGTTGCGTTTGCCTGGCGATCTTCGTGGCCGTTCACGCATCGAACTTGTCAAAGAGAACCTCGGACTGTCAAAAGCATTGGAGGAGTTCGCTGCGAGATTCTTCGGTCAAGGTTCGCACACTTCTGGCATTATCGAGTTCCCAGGCAACCTGACCCGCGAACAAGCGAAGTCTTTGGTTGACGGATTCGAAGAAGGTCACAAAGGTTTGCGACGCTCACACCGACCAGGCATTCTGTTCGGTGGTGCGAAGTACACGACAACTTCGGTCGCACCAGACGATTCACAATTCTTGCAATCACGACAGTTCGCAGTTGAAGAGATTCTTCGTGCGTTCCGTGTACCGCCATCGATGGCTGGTGTGATTCAGTCAGGTGCGCAAGCATACGCATCAGTCGAAATGAACGGCATCCACTTCGTGATGCACACACTCCGACCATATGTCACGAAGATTGAAGACGGCTACTCAAACAAACTTCTAACCAATGGTGCATTCTTGAAGTTCAACCTTGACGGTTTGATGCGCGGCGACTTCAGTTCGCGTGTCGCAGGATATTCGTCAGGACTACAAGCGGGCTGGTTGTCAATTAACGATGTGCGACGCTTCGAAGATCTACGACCTGCCGATGGCGGTGACACTTACCGTGTACCACTAGCGAATGTTGACTTGGGCGCGGCTGGACTCACAGAACTTGATCGCAAGACCGCAATCGCTCAGCGTCTAATCAACTCAGGTTTCGAACCTGCCGCAGTGTTGAAAGCAATCGACATCGATCCGATCACACACACAGGTGTCGCACCAAACATGTTGCAACCAGTCGCCGAACCTGCACCAACTTACGATGTGAATCAGCGTGATGTGAATGTGACGATGCCAGAGATACTTGTCAATGTCCCGCCGGCAAATGTGAATGTTGCTGCGCCTGTCATCAATGTGCCTGAGACTGTGGTGCGTGTGAATGTGCCTGAGAATCGTCCGACTGTTCGCACGGTTGAGCGTGACGCTGATGGCCGTATCTTGACAATCACCGAAAGGGTTGAAGAGTAATGGCAACAGGACTATCGGCTTATCTTTGCAACTCGTTCCTCGACGCGCTCGGCAACAACACTTCTTACGCTGTCACTCAGGTTTACATCAAACTTCATGTCGGCGATCCAGGCGCGGCAGGGACTTCGAACGCTGCGACTGAGACGACACGCAAATCTGTTTCGTTTGGTGCGGCTTCGACTGGTGCTATCGCATCGGACGCAGATATCTCGTGGACGAATATCGCAGGTTCGCAAGACGCAACACACTTCACCGCTTGGGACAACATCTCGGCAGGTAACTTCTTGTTCTCTGGCACGATCACAGGCAACGCATACACAGCTGGTGACACCTACACGATCTCATCTGGCAACCTGTCTGCATCACTAACAGTCGCAAGCTAGTCCCGCCATGGCGGTGATCAGGTTCACGCTAGATGGACCATCAGTTCTTGACGATGAATTGTTCGGACTTGATGGACCGTCTGCGTTCATTCTTGACGCATCAATACTTGACGGCGACCGAGTCCTTGACGGCGGACAGTTCTTAACAACTGCAACCGGCACAGCGACACTTGGCGCACTGTCGGCGACAGCGACATCGACCGTCGCACACTTTGTGACCGCATCAGCCGAACTCGGCGAACTTGTCGCCGAAGTCGCACAAATCATCGTCACAACTGAAGCGACAGGCGAAGCACAACTCGGCGCACTTGTCGCTTCGGCAACCGCAACAGTTGTGTTGCCTGCGACAGCGTCAGCGAATCTTGGCGGTCTTGTCGCTTCGGCTGTCACGGCAGTCGAGCAGGATGCTGTGGCAACAGCGAATCTCGGCGGTCTGGTCGCGACGGCCGATACGGCGCCGACACCGCCTGAACCTGAACCAACACCTGGACCGTCTGGTGGTCGCAGAGTTTATTCAACGACACCACGCAAGAAGATTGAACCGCTACCTGAAGTCAAGATACCTGTCATCGAACCGAAGCGACGCTACGCGGTTGTCTCAACATCGTTGAACGGAATGCAAGCACAAGCAACAAGCACGATCACATTCAGTATCTTGGACGATGATGCTGAGGTATTGTTGTTGGTCTGAGGTAACAATCATGCCAATCACAAATGGATCAATCACAGTCGGCACAGCCGCAACACTCATCACAACTTGCGGAGTGAACCCAGGTACTTTACACATCAGCAACATTGACAACACCGACACAATCTTTGTCGGCGGTGCGACGGTCGCAGTGAACGCTGGACATGCGTTACCGAAAAGCGCATCAGAGGACTTCGTCATGTATGCAGGTCAACAGATGTTCGCAGTATCAACCAAATCAGGTCACGCAGTCGCCTTCCTTCTAGTCACTCCGTAATGCCTTACTTCATTACCGACAAGTCACCAGATTGTTCTGGGTGGGCAACCATCAAAGAAGACGGCGAAGTTATCGGATGTCACACAACGAAACAAGATGCGATTGATCAGATGGTCGCGGTGTCTGTTGCTGAGGACATAGAACCTGGTGGTGAACGCGCGTTACCTGACAACTATCGTCCAGCGTTGTCGGATGATGTTCCTGAAGGTCGTGCTTGCGGGAACTGTCACTTCTACGACGAAGACAATGTTCAAGGCGAAGGTGACAATCTCAAAGCATGGTGCGAGAGATGGGATGATTATGTTGACGGCGGATTCTATTGCAACGCATGGCAACCACATGAAGAAGAAATGGAAGAAGAAGAAGAAGAAGAATCAGTTCGGCAAGTATCTCTTGAGATACCTGTCTACATTCGCACCGCAGCAAGAAAAGGATTGGACTACTACGGTCAGGGTCTCGCGGGTGAAGGGCTGGTCGATCGAACCGTTCGTGAAGCACGAGACATGGCGCGAGGCGACATCACCGAAGACAAAGTCATTCGCTCGAACGCATGGGCGCAACGACACGCAGTCGATCTAG